TCATTGAAAAATACCCAGATAAACCTTGGAACTGGCAATGTATATCAACAAATTCAATTATTACTATTGAATTCATTGAAAAATATCCAGATAAACCTTGGGATTGGGGTTGTATATCATTTAATCGAAATATTACTATTGAATTCATTGAAAAATATCCGGATAAGCCGTGGGATTGGTTTGGTATATCACAAAATTCAAATATTAATATGGAAGTCATTGAAAAATACCCAGATAAACATTGGAATTGGCAATGGATGTCAGAAAATACGAATATTACTATGGAAATGATTGATAAATATTCAGATAAACCCTGGAATTGGGCATCTATATCACGTAATCCAAATCTTACTATGGAATTTATTGAAAAATACCCAGATAAACCTTGGGATTGGTATAATATATCAGTCAATTCAAATATAACTATAGAAATGATTAATAAGTATCCAGATAAGCCTTGGGTCTGGACTGAGATATTATGCAATCCAAATATTACTATGGACTTTATTGAAAAATATCGAAATAAATATTGGTATTGTGAGTATTATTGGCAATGTAAGTCTGGTATATCAAATAATAAATTTACTAAAGAAAAAGAATTATTTTATCATAAATATTATCGTATTTATATGGCAACATTCAAATTACAACAATACTTTAACCGCATGTATGACAATCCAAAATACATATTCTGTCGTAATAGACTAGACAAATTGTTTTCAGAGATGTAATTATTAATAACTTATCAAAACCTTCTAAATTTTTTGTCTTTACCTTTTTTCAAAGAAATTTTATTTTTATTTTTATTTTTATTTTTATTTTTATTTTTGCTTTTATTTTTGCTTTTATTATATTTACTATTTCGCGGTTTCTGTTTTTTAAATGTGTTTTTCACTTTATGTATTGCGAATTTTTCCATATCAAAACATGAATCTAGCATTTTATTATTTTCAATACCACTTGCAATCACTTTTGGGATTTTATTAACCATATTCATTTTTACATATTTTTGATTTTTCTGGCTCACAAATAATTCATCATAAAATACAAATTCAGGATTACCAGATATGGTTGAATCTCTATCTGGTCGGCATTTCTTTGCATCTAGTGGAAAACACGGAACATATATATCTCCGCTAGTCAATCTAGCAATGTTTGTTGGAGCACTATATACTAAAACGCACATCAACTTTTCATCAAATGAAATACCATTTGGCAGGCTGGGAACTTGGATATCGTCTAGTAGATGTTTAAATCTCCGTATTGTCTGATGTAATTGTTTCGCCGCTAATTCTACTTGTTTTAATACATTATAATTCAAATTTCTTTCTTTACACCACCGCTTTATATTTTTCTGAGTAGCATCATATTTTTCAACAGGGGCTACAGTTTCTTCATCAATATCTGCAATTATAACTTCTGTATCTCCTATGTCAGTTTTAACAATATCAATATCGTCTTTTATATCGTCTTTTATATCAATTGGTTTTTTCTGTTTCATAAAATCTTTAAATGCTAGATAACAACTGAAATAATCTCCTAGTGGATGAATATATTGTCTCCTAATATTATCAAAGTTTCGCTGTAATCTCTTATTCTCTTCTGGGGATTTCTTCCTATCAGGTTCAAATTTTTTAAGAATTTTATCAATTCTACCATCTGCACTTTTAGTAATTCCAACTATATCACAAATTTCCCGAGAACACCCATATTTATAACTATAAATAATAGCTTTTGCAAATTGCGGACTAATATCCCTGAATTTCGTGATAACTTCACCTAATCTAGTCATTTTTTTATTTGTAATTGCTCCTAACGTAGTTAAAGTCCGTAAGCATGAGTTTGCGAGTTTATCGGATGGTGGAGTAATAAAATCTTTTAATATATTTTTTAAATTATCTGTATCTTCTACACCTTTCATTTTTATCAAATCTAATAAATTAGTAGTAATATCAGACTTCTGAATTTCCGGAGTTGGATAAGCTGGTCTGCTTTTTTCATCATCTCTAGTATATAAATGGAATGCTGTACCGGGTCCTGTTCTACCTGTTCTACCAATCCTTTGCTTGATTGATGATTGAGGAATATCCGTTTCAACTAGATATCGCACCATAGAAATTGAGTCAAAACTATCTTCGTATTGCAACCCACTATCAATAATGTATCTAGCATTATCAATTGTAATAGACGATTCCGCAACATTTGTACTTACAACAACTTTTCTTGTATAAGATTGGCCTTTTTCATTAACTTCTAATAAATATGCCTGCCCGCTAGTTGCTAATTTTGCATCACCTTTATTTGTTCCAGCAGATAATTTAGTACAAAATAATATAGTTGAATTTTTACTGCTTTCCTGTAATTTATTATGTCTTGTAATTTCCCTTTCTAGTGCATCACAAATTCTAGTACCATCTGGATCAGAACGTCCGAATATTACAATATCCCCTTCTTTTGTTGTTAATAGAATTTTCTTGGCAACTTCTACAGCAATAGCATACCAATCTAGGGGGAGACTAGAATTATAAATTTGTTTGATTGGATAAGTGGTTTCAGTCCCAGCATCAAATTCCGCAAATTTGAAAGCTTTGAAATAATCCCTGAATATTTGCAAATTTATTGTTGCACTCATAATCACAAACTTTAAATCTGGTCTAAGTTTCAATGCTTTTTTCATTAAATATAATGTTATTGTATTTGCAACTGTGGTTTCGTGGGCCTCATCCAATATAACACATCCATAATCTTCTAGTGTTGGGTCAGTTCCAGTAATCCTAGAAATAATAGAGCCAATCGTTGTAAATATCAATAATGATTTTTTATTGTTTTCATCCATTTTCCTTTCACCTTTGTAATAATACCCAACTTCTTCACCCAATTTAACATCGAGTGTTTGCGCGGCAAATTCGGCACTAGACCTTACTAAAAGTCGCCTTGGAATACATACAATTACTCTTTTATTATAATTTAATGCATGTAATGCGAATTTGGGGATTAAAATAGTCTTACCAACACCAGTTCCAGCAGATGCCAATACAACTTGATTATCTTTTATACCATCAATTAATTTATGTCGATTGTCATATACTAATTTCGACGTCCATATTTTTGATAAATTCGCGTATGTCGCTGGCAACATTTGTCCCATTATATCCTTTTTTTCTCTTTCATAAATATTTTGATATGGCTCACCCGTTAAAGGATTTTTATTAATTCCTTCAGGATCTAAAATACCAATATTACTAGTGCTAGACATTGATTTCGATTTCGATTTCGATTTCGATTTTGCTTTTGATTTCGATTTCGATTTCGATTTTGCTTTTGATTTTGTGTTTTTACTAGACATTGATTTTACTTTTTTGCTAGATAGCGATTTTACTTTTTTGCTAGATAGCGATTTCGTTTTTTTACTAGATATCGATTTCGCTTTTTTGCTAGATAGCGATTTAGTTTTCGATTTTTTAATTGCCATTCTTAATAATACTATTGATTAAAAATTGGCGAAATTGACAATTAAATTGCAAAAAAATTGAAATTTTTACACACTAAGTTTATATTGCATTTCACAACAACCAACCAACAACCAAACACCATGGCGTCCCACCAATCCAACAACACACATGACAAGAAAATTGCAGATGATTTTGCGAAATTCGAAGCAGAACTCAAAAAGAATACTAAGATTTCACAAGGTGATGATGAAGGGTGGTTAGGTGAACCAGGATGGGATAAATTGGAAGATTTGCGTGATAATGAGTCGCTTGATTTAGCCCGACATAATTTTGACACTCAAGAATTTTCAGAAAAGAAATTGAGTAAACAGGATCGCGAAAAATTTCGTGCTAATTTACCCGGCTTCATCAGAAATTTGCAGAGCATCATTTCCAAATTGCAAAGTCTCAAATGTTCAGATGAGAATAGTGCATGCGTGTTAAAAACTGTCGAAATTTTGAAGGATCTCGACCCGCGTCTTTTTAAGGCATTGGGACAATTTGGATTGGTGAACTTCGATTACTGCTCCACATTTGACCACACCGAAAAGGCTTGGAAGGTTTTATACAAAGGACTGGGCGGCAGTTCAAAAGTGTATCAAGAAGAGCGTGAAATTGCGATGGTCGCTTTGCGCTTTGTGTATTCTCTCTTTGAATCACGCAAGTACCGTGTGTCTCTTCAGACTGGACATGCTACAAGTAAATACGTAAAAGAAAATGTAGTAAGTGCAGTTTCAGATATGGTCACAGACCATACAATTTTCAAGCACCTAGTTGAAACGGACTTGGCACTACTACTCTTGCCCGATGAGGACGACGAGAATGTAAAAGCAGTCAATCAGCTGATTACAGACACTTTCAATGCCCGCTTCAAGGACATGAGTGAGTACTCAAAGGCAAAACGTTGAATAGGTAAAGGTTAGGTAAGTTTAGTAAAGTTTAATTAAATAAAAATAATTTTTTTGTGATATATATGAATGATTAGGGATTTAATTGAAATTTCACTAGACTGTTGGTAGAATAAAAAATTGGCTATTTTAGCAAAATTAACAAAAATTGAAATTTTATATCGTAGAGTATGAATTGCATTATCCAACAAACACACGACCCATCATAATGGGGAACGCACTGAGTGAGGAAGAACGCGAGAAAGAACGCGATAAAGCAGGTATTGCGTGTTTACGGGAATGTGCCCCAAAATTAATAACTGCATTCCAGGCAAACCTCAATCGGTTGGGGAAAATGTCCCCTTCGCGGAGGCAATTGGAAACAACCCAGTTGATTGTGGGTGTGTTTCACAAATACAGACGTGAGATATATGTCGTTGCAAAAACGTCTGAGAATGTGCTCTGGGCCCTCGACGTCCTCAAGCTCTTGGTGATGGCTTCGTCCACGCTGAAGGCCTTGGATGACTTCCGAGAGAGCCCCCTGTACAAGGAGGGGGTGGCAGACCAGCACCGGGACAAGGAGCAGGCGGCTGCTTCAAATGCGAAATGGCATGAATACGAGCGGACTAGGATCTGCAGCAGAGTCTTAACAAAGCATCAAACTGGCGTTGTATGATGACCCCCCCCCTCCCCCAAAAGTACCTAGTGCCTTTGCACGGTACCCTGAATTTCAAAGTCGCTACTGTGACACACCAAAAACAGGAAAAATTGATTTTTTTATATAACCCCCCCTCAATATTTGAATAAACTCCCCACGAAACACCCGACTTTTAACAAAAATTGATTTTTTATACGGATTAATATAAGTTGTATTTCCCAAAGATTCCCATAGAATTACACAATCTGTTCTTTGCAACCACCATTGCAAAATGGGTGGTTTCCTTTCGTGTTTCCCGTGTTTTAGCAAAAGGCAATATCGCAAGGGGGATATGCCACGACAATCTGACGAGAATACAGCATTGTTATTACAAACACGTGCCGGTATAGAACATTTGCGAAAACACGTAGTGTTAAAAGAAAAGAAGTATAAACTATTTGGATATTTCTATCTAATTTGGAAAAATAAAAAACACATAACCAATAAAGGGGCCAAATTATTAGAATCGTGTTTCCATGAATATTATGAGTATGGCAGGAAGCATAGTTTATTTACGATGTTTAATGAAGCTGATAATGAAAAGATTGCATGTTTATGCTCTAATCTATTCACTTCTACACATTCAGTTATACAGGGTGATAAAATGCACTACACTGACGTGAAGTTATTTATTCAAGCCTGTCGCCCAGTCATGAAATACATAAAAGGCCGAATAAATAATAAGAAAATAACGGCTTAAAGCGACTCATTA